CTTCTCTAATTACAGATTCTGTCTAAGTTTATTTATTCAATGAATTATACCAGAATGACAGAACAAACCTCTCATCACCTTCAACCTTACTAACGTAATGAAGATATTGTGAATTTGAGAATATTATGAGTTTTCCTGGCTCTGGTTTGACTTCAAAACCTTCAAAACAAGTGTATCCACCAGAGAAATTATTATTTAGGTACAACATCGCAGCAAATATATCAGGATTATGAATGTTGTTGTCATCAACGTGTGGTTTCATAAAAGTGCCAACAGGCCATCTTATAACTCCAACATAATCAAGATTTGCAGTTGAATCAAAACTTTTACAAATACTATTTACCCTAGTTACAACATCATAATCCAGAGGTGGAGTTGTAGGATCTACATCACCGCCATGATAAACAGCAGTGTGATCTTTCCATTCAATCCCTTTAGTCAAACTCTCCGTTGGATCAGAGTGAGTTACAGTGGTAAGAAAAGTATCACCACCTCTGGTTTCATCACCGTAAGGCATCTCTTTTCCTTTATTTGCAAGAGATAAGTCAATTAGTTTTTGACATTCATCAGGAGAAATAAAGTTCTCCTCAATATAAATTAATTTTTTCAAGCGGTGTAAGTATTAGGTGGGCCTGCGAATCGAGGATCAGTATATGTTCTTTTATCCTCATCAACTTTATTTGGATCAAAGTTAGGATCTGGATAGTCTTGCCAAGTGTCACCTTCATATTCAACTATCAATGGGTTAATGTCTTTTCTTTCTCCATATACATGATAGAAACAATCAATGGTAGATAGATCAGTAATCAAATCAGTATTAGTTGAATCCTCTGCGATAACAATAAATTCATTATTAAACTCTTGAATTACAAGATTTTGATTTGATCCAATTGGTTGTAATTGAACAGTAATACTGTTTTCATCAACTAAATCTTTCCAATAATAAGGTAAATGAATTACATTTGATTCCTTTAATCTACCACGATGATAAACTCCTACTTCTGGGCCCTCAATACAGGCATAACGAAGACGATGACCTTTACCCTTTGTAGGATGTACGATGTCAAATGGTTTTGGACGACCATCTGCAGCACCGAATCTAGCAGCGAGTTTACCTTTATTGCCACAATCAACTGCACCAGAGAAGAAAGCATCACCCTCTACATACAATTTATTTGTCGGGCCTCCACTTATATGTAAGGCGTTCGCAACTTTACCATCACCCACTATTCTCACACAACCATCAGACTTCATTGCTAAACTTGCGGTGCAAACTGGTTGAGCATCAAGTGGATTTTGTGGTGCAGAATTTGATGTAATATTTAAAACTGCCTCATATCCTGGCGATGCAGCAGTTTTTCCAACATATACAGGGCCATTCAAGACCGCAGTTCCAGTTGGTGATGTATCGGGTGGAACGTAAGAGACATCATTTGTTCCCACTACCAATTTATCAAGTTGTTGTCTAGATATGTTCATTATAATGTTGGAGGAGTAATTGTTGTTGCTGCTTTTAAAACTTTAGACATGGTTCCAAAATTATCATCAGCAAAGGAAGCTGATAGTGTAAAGCCAGATTTAAGTTCTAAAAAACCTTTACTTATTATATTAATCTGATTATCTGATTTTATCAATATCTTTTCACCTTGAAGTCGAATATCGGGTGCATCTATAGTAGCAACTCTAGTTGCTTTTGCAAGGAACTGTCCGTCTTGACCACCACCAACAGCTTCAAAATTAATATTTCTTGCTCTAAACGTAATGTCCCCATTCTCAACATCAAAAAGAATATCACCCTTTTTACATTTTATAATTTTTGCTGGAAGTTGACTAATATCGCCAGGGCTTCTAACCTTTAATCCCTCACCAAGAATCTCCATCGAACATCCTGGCGTATATAAAACTGCTTTACCTGTGCCAGGCCCTTTACCAGTGCTACCTTGACCAGTTCCAGAGTGAAAAGAGAAAGATTGTGCTTCTTGTGTCTGAACTTCATACAAAGTATCACCATGTATGCTACTCTGTCCACTCTGAACAGAGTATCTTAGGTGAACATCTCTTTCTAAATTTTGTTTATCCTTTGGTACTTTTGACATTTTACTTTGTAATACAACTAATAACTGTGACAGCTGACTGTCTCACGCTCTCCACTAGTTTAGACGCATCTTGGACTTTTGTAAAGTTCAGAACAGGTAATAATCTAGCTCCCACTCCACTTTCACTATTTATTGTTAAATCTGGAAGATTAGTAAATCCAAATCCACCGTTGGTAACTTTTGCACCTATGATACGACCATCCTGTATTTCTAATTCAACCTCTGCTCCCCCAGTTCCAATCGCAGTTCCAGTTCCAACATCAGTTCCATCTCCAATTCCAACATCAGTTATACCACCATCAACTGTGACTGTATCACCGTCTTGATAACCAAATCCAGTGTTCGTGACGACAACATCTCCAAGTGATGTAAGGAATGATTGTTCGCCATCATAATTAGCATTTGGATCTGGCAATATCTCTTTCGTAGTCAATGTTGAAAGTGGGTTTCCATTTTCATCAACCATTTCATTTCCATCATCATCAGTCATTACTTCGAGAGTTGTTGCTGTTGTATTTGGCAGATATCCCTGGCCTGGGTCAGTAATCACAACATTTACAACACCCAACTCAGTTCCATTTGGATCAGATACATATAATCCGTCAGTATTAGGCACACCACCAACAGTAATATTAAATCCACCGAATGAAGGGGTATTTGCATCTATGCCGCCAGCAGCACTGGCATTTACACCACCAATACTTCCTATAGATGGTAAACCGCCAGCAACACCAGCATTGACACCGCCAATACCAGCTGGAATTGGTGGTGGTAATGAAGGAGTAGGAGGAGAAACTTGTGTTGGCGTTGATATTCCAGTCACCTCAAAAGTAACATCATCCTCTGGTGTAGATCCACATAAAAGATTGCCAGGAATAGTTATTATTTCACCAACCGAATATCCAAGACCTCCAGAATTAATTATGATTTCAGTTATGAGTCCAGTATTTCCAGTTAATAGATCAAATAAAGCTCCTTTTCCATCAGATGAAGCAACGGCTCCAATAATTTTATATTTGCAATATGGGCCTTGTGAAAAATCTTTTACATCTACAACCTTTTCAACAAGAGTTCCATCCTCTAGTTCTTCTTGGATGGTTTCTTGAACGATAATAAACTCAGTGGATGTGTATGGGCTTATTGAAGTGATCGCACCAGTCTTAGCTCCATCTTCTGTAGGCGCCTGTGGAACAGCTGTGACAAGACTTGTGTTGATATCACCAGCGCCTGCACCAGTTCCACCACCTACACCACCTACACCAGTTTGTTGTGTAGCCACAGGAGCACCGACAACTACAGGGAATGCTCCAGCAACCAAACCTTCACCACCTTCTCCATTTACAACAATTGGTTCACCCTCGACAGTTAAGGGTGATCCACCAACACCACCAGCACTGACAGGTATTCCACCAATTCCACCAACAATCACTGGATCTCCATCCTCCGTAATAACTTGTTTACCGTCAGGAGTTGATACTTGAATTCCTCCCACAGCACCAGCGCTAATAGGAAGACTATTTGAAGTTAGTGGTAATCCACCGACAGCACCAGCAGCAACATTTGTCCCATCAGTTAAAGGTGAAACAGGGCCCATAACTGGATAACCTCCAGCGCCAAATCCTTTATCACAACTATCAAAGAAAGAAAGTAAAGGTGGTTCCTTAAATCCAAATCCTGGCCCATTGATCGATACACCTATGATATTACCAACTGCATTTACAATCGCACTTCCAGTTGCACCTTGACCAGTGCTACCTATGAAGTCTACTCTTGGTGGGCCACATTTAAGAACGTTTGTTGAACAATCTGGTGCAGATGGCACTGCTGGAATCGCACTATCAAGAGTGTTTAAAAGTCCAGTTTCTAATTTTTTAAGACCTATTTTATCAAGTATTCCACCAAAATCATCAGAGCCATTTTTTGAAACACCATTTTTAGAAGAGAAAGAACTTGGTTCTGGGCAGTTCAATTTATCGCAATCAAGAACATTTGTAATAATATTTGCATATTTAATCGCTTTTGAAAAAGTATCACTCGGAGCACCAATTCCACCACCTTGAATATTGTTTAATTGATTAAACATGCCTCCCAAATCATTATCAATGATACCATTAATTTGTCCAAACATATCACTTAAAAAATTCTCAACACCACAAACAGGAACATCTAATACTTGACCAATCATATTTTCTAAACTTTTTGAAAGATAATCTGCAAGACCCTCTTGTACTTTTTCAATATTGCAAAAAATAACATCAGTCAAACTTTTAGTTGCTTGACCTACAGGTGCTTGTAAAGTTTTAGGTGTTTTATCTTTTAAACTTAAATTTAATTTATCTAAAGTATCTTGAATTAACCATGATCTGGCACGACGAACTAATTTTGTTGTTGAATTATGAATTCTTGCAGATGTTAACTTTATTTCATCTTGAATATCAACAACGCCACCATATATCGGATCAACAGCAGATCCACCTCCAATGGATTGCAACTGTTCCATCTTTCGAGTGAAGTCTTTTATCGCATTACTTATCTTTGATACTTCATTATCTTCGCAAGGAGTGAATTGATCTATAACAATATTTGTCGCTGCTTCTTTTTGTTCCTGTGCTGGGGTTTTAACACTCTCACCATCAGTGAATGTTCTAACCGCTGGTGATGCTGGTTTCCAATTTGGGTTATATCTTGTCTTACCAGATCTTTGAACTACTTTTGGTGGTGTGTATGGAACAAAACAAGTGTGTTTTTTACTATCAAAATCTTTGTTTGATAGTTGATCTCCAACAAAAGATTGTTTGAATAAAGTTCCAAAAATTACAGGTTGTTGTGCGTCATCACCATCAAAGAAAAATCCAACAACAACTTCTCCACCTTGATATTGCAGTGTTTGTCCACATCCACCACTGGTTGTAGTGTTTGATGGTAAAAGAACATGTGCTAAAGGTAAATCCTTATCTGGCAAATCTTCCTCACATGCATGATATCCTACAATACGAACACGACATCTAAAGGTGTATATGTCTTCACCATCCTCAGATCTTTTCTTTTCTAAAGAATCTCCCCACTCTCCTTTATCTGGATCAGTCACTTGACCAATCCACCACTTCATAGGATCTCTTCCAAAAAAATTAGTCGATTCTTGATACATCTAGTTAATCGTCGTATATTAAACACTCAGGTTCATCTGGGTGCATGTCGCAAAATAATTCCAAAGCATTAGGATCATGATGATCTCCAGCCTCTATTTCTTTTTTATGATG